GAAGACGACAACTTCGACGTATCGGCCAACACACCGAAGAAAGCCACAAGCCGGGACGGAGACATCTACCGCCTCGGAGAGCACAGGCTCATCTGCGGAGACTCCACGAAGGACATGTACATCGAAGCCTTGATGGACGGGGAGCAGGCAGACCTGCTGGTGACAGACCCGCCATACAACGTGAACTACGAGGCCAAGAACCACGAGAAGATCACCAACGACAACATGGCAGACGCAGCATTCGTGGCCTTCCTCACCGACACCTTCCGCAACGCAAACAACGCCATGAAGCCCGGCGCATCGTTCTACATCTGGCACGCAGACAACCAAGGCTACAACTTCAGAACAGCAGCCCAGCAGACAGGATGGCAGACACGCCAGTGCCTCATATGGAACAAGAACAGCTTCACGCTCGGAAGGCAGGACTACCAGTGGAAGCACGAGCCATGCCTGTATGGATGGAAGGACGGAGCAGCGCACTACTTCACCAACAAGCGCAACCTCGCAACCGTCATCGAGAAGGAACAGGATCTCGAGAAGCTGAGCAAGGCAGAGATGAAGGCCATCCTCGAGAAGATCTTCATCCAGCAGGAGGTACCAACCACCGTCATAGACTGCGACAAGCCAGCACGCAACCCAGACCACCCGACGATGAAGCCAGTACCGCTGATCGGAAAGCTGATCAGCAACAGCAGCCGACGCAAGGACATCGTACTGGACATCTTCGGAGGATCCGGAACGACGCTAATCGCAGCAGAGCAGCTGCACAGGAAATGCCGAATGGTTGAATTCGAGCCGATATACGTGGACGTCATCATCAAGCGATGGGAAGAGCTCACCGGGATGAAGGCCGTCCTCGTCGGCAACATCCACGAAGGCAAGGAAGAGACAAAAGAGTGATAAGAGATGCCGAAACCAGAGAACATGACACCAGCACAGCTGGCCAACCTCGAGAAGGGAAGGTTCCAGCCCGGCCAGAGCGGAAATCCAGCTGGCCGCAAGAAGAACAGGGTCACCGCCCTGCTCAAACAGGTGCTGCCCAAAGGAAGCATCAAGAAATCGGAGGCACTCAGCATCGACGAGATCAACACCATCGAGAAGAGCGTCCTCTCACTCCAGCTCGCAGACCTCCAGCTCTTGGCAAAGATGGAGGAGACCCCGGCATACATGAAAACCCTCGCAATGGCCATCATCATCGACATGAAGAACGGCCAGACGAAGACGGTAGACCTGCTGAGATCCAGACAATACGGGACACCAACCCAGAAGATGGATCTCACGTCGGGAGGACAGCCCATACACCAGAGGGAGATGTCGCCCGAACAGGCGAAGAAAGTGATAGCGGAACTCGATGAGGAATACTAATGCAAGGGATGACAAGCACGGAGGTTCGCAGGGCATGGGCATTGCAGGACACCCTGCATTTCACCCGTTACTTCTTCAAGGAGAAAGAGAAGAAGAAGTTCATAGTGGGCGATCACCACAAGGCGATATGCGAGGCACTCGACAAGGTGCTCGCAGGCGAATGCCGGAAGCTCATCATCAACATTGCACCAAGATACGGAAAGACGGAGGTGGCCGTGAAGAACTTCATCGCAGAAGGACTGGCCATCAACCCCGCCGCCCGTTTCATTCACCTGTCCTACTCCAGCGCACTGGCAATGGACAACAGCGTGGCGATAAAGGACATCATCAACAGCGAGGCATACCAGCAGCTGTTCACGACAAGGATAAAATACGGATCTGACACCAAGAACCGATGGGACACGGAGCAGGGAGGAGGCGTCTACGCAACCTCGACGCTCGGACAGATAACCGGATTCGGAGCCGGAGCCGTTGACATACCCGGGGAGCCGTACAGATTCGCAGGAGCAATCATCATCGACGACCCCATCAAGCCGGAGGACGCACTCAGCGACATGGTGCGAGAGAGGGTGAACCGAAGATTCGAGACGACGATACGAAACCGAGTCAACTCGAGGAACACCCCGATCATCATCATCATGCAGCGACTTCACGAGAGAGACCTGTGCGGATACCTCCAAGATATCGAGCCGGACGAATGGACGGTAGTGAGCCTGCCCTGCGTCACGGAAGACGAGGAAGGAAACCCGAAGGCATTGTGGCCGTTCAAGCACGACCTCAAGGAACTGGAGAAGATCCGCATGGCCAACAGCTACGTCTACGAGACGCAGTACCTCCAGAACCCGAAACCACTCGAGGGACTCATGTACGAGCACTTCCGGACATACCAGACGATCCCCATCGAGGCGCACCTGCCGACCAAAAAGGCGTACATCGACACGGCAGACACGGGCGAGGATTTCCTCTGCGCCATTTGCTACGACGAATTCGAGAGCGGATGCTACGTGACAGACATCCTCTTCACGAACAAGAGCATGGAGTACACGGAACCAGAGACAGCACGCATGCTGGTGAGGAACGGAACCCAGATAGTCGTCATAGAGGCCAACAACGGAGGCCGGGGATTCAGAAGGAACGTGGAGAAGTATGTCCGGCAGCTGGGCAACTGGAAGATGACATTCGAGGACTTCACCCAGACGGAGAACAAGCTCGTCCGCATCTTCAGCCACAGCGCAGAGGTAATGAACATGGTGGCCTTCCCGGACGGATGGGAGACGATGTTCCCCCAGTACTACGCAGCCATGAGCAGCTACCGCAAGGAAGGACGCAACGAGCACGACGACGCACCGGACGCAACAACCGGAGTCGTGGAGAGATTCGGAGGCAACGTCTCCGACATCACGGAAGAAGAGATCGAAGAGACAGAAGACGCAGTTTATTAAACACCCAAACATAAGGAGAAAAAAAAGATGCCACCAATCACAGAGATCATCCGAAAGGACAGGCCAGCCGGGGAGATCATCGGCGACCTCAAGAAGAAGACCATCGAGGTGCCAGCATGGGCGACGCTCGAAAAAGAGTACGACCCCAAGAAGCACCCCGTCTACACTGACAAGAACTACAAGGACAAGGCAAAGAAGGGGAAGGTCGAGAAGATGACCCGAATAACCTATGCCGTCCAGAAGCAGGCATGCAAGAGGATGAAGGAGCTGATGTTCACCATCCCCGTGAAGCGAATCTACACAGCAGCGACAGACGACGAGAAGAAGGCAGCAGCATGCATGGAGGCAATCTTCAAGAAGAACCACATCAACAGCGTGAACATCAAGCGAGCTCACAAGGCATTCGCATCATGCGAGATCGTCACCATCTGGTTTGCACAGAAGCAGGACACCGAATACGCAGGACAGAAGAGCAAGCTCAAGCTCCGCTGCAGGACATACAGCCCGATGGACGGGGACGAATTGTACCCCCTCTTCGACGAATACGACGACATGATAGCACTCTCCATCGCATACAGCAGATACGACGGCCAGAACAAGATCAACTACTTCGACACCTACACGGAAGACGCCCACTACAGATGGAGGCAGCAGGCAACAGCCGGGACGGATTGGGAGGAAGACACGCCACCGGAGCCAATCAACATCGAGAAGATCCAAGGCGTCTACCTGTTCAGACCGGAGCCGATCTGGGAAGACCAGAGCGACAACGGATACGAGCTCGAGTGGGCACAATCCCGCAACGGCAACTACCTGCGCAAGAACAGCAGACCAACATGGGTGGAGTACACGGACAAGCAGAAGGTGAAGCACGGCAACGAGCCAGCAGACGACAACGCAGGACGTAACATCCTCCGCTACGGAAAGGACGACAAGGCCGGATACGCAACATGGGATCAAGCCGTCGATGCCTTGAAGTTCCACACAGAGGAGCTGCGCCGCAACATCCACACGACGCTCCAGCTCCCGGACATGAGCATGGAACAGATGAAGGCCACGCCGATGAGCGGAGAGGCCAGAAAGATGCTCTTCATCGATTGCCAGATGAAGGTGACGGACGAGAGCGGAGACTGGATCGAGTTCTTCGACAGGGAAGTGAACGTCGTCCGGGCATTTTGCAAGATCATGTTCCCGAAGCTCGCCGGAGCCTTCGACAGCTTGGGAGTCGAGAACGTCATCACCCCATACCAGATCAACAGCATGAGCGACGACATCAAGGACGGAGTCGCAGCAACGAACGGCAAGGCAGTCGCCAGCCGCAGAACCATCGTGCGCCGCCTCGGTCTGGTACCAGAGGAAGAGCTCGACGAGGAGATCAAGCGCATCGATGAAGAGGAGAAGGTGACAAACGACCTGTTCAACAACGAGCCGACGGAGTAACAGCCCATGCCCAAGAAACAGCCCACATACCTGCACCCGGCAAAGTTCAACGCCGGAACATACGACGCAGCACACCGGAAGAACCTCTCCACCAGAGCAAAGAACGTGGAGAGGCTCTACAGGCAGGCCATACAGAAGATGGCACAGGCAGCGCAGCCCTCGCTCTTCGCAGGGACGGTGCAGGAATTCAGCTGGCATGACTTCCCACAACTCGAGAAGGAAATCAACCTGCTGGCCAAAGGGCTGACACAGGGACTCCAGCTCAACATCGAGCAAGGAGACAAGGAGAGCTGGGCACTCGCCAACACAAAGAACGACGCTATGGTGGCATCGATGATCGGGAAGGCATCGGTACCGAAGGCCATCCTCCAGACATGGAACGCCCCGAACCTCGCAGCCATGAACGCATTCATCCAGAGGAAAGAGGCAGGGATGGGACTCAGCGGAAGGGTCTGGAACCTTGGGGAGCAATTCAAGGCAGAGATGGAGCTGGCACTCGAGACCTGCATAGGCAAGGGCATGAGCGCAGCAGACATCAGCCGGGAGATACGGCAATACCTCAAATACCCAGACAAGCTCTTCCGGAGAGTAAGGGACGAACAGGGAGTGCTGCGCCTGTCGAAAGCAGCCGAAGCATTCCACCCCGGTACCGGAGTCTACCGATCCAGCTACAAGAACGCACTCCGCATGACGGCAACGGAGAACAACATGGCATACCGCACCTGCGATCACGGAAGGTGGAACGGCCTGCCTTTTGTCCTCGGCCAGATGATAAGCACCAGCAACAACCACCCGCTCGAGGACATCTGCGACGACCTCGCAGGACGATACCCGAAAGAGTTCCTGTTTGTCGGCTGGCACCCGTGGTGCCGCTGCTACGCCGTCGCCATCCTCGCCGACCAAAAGGAGATGGACGAATACACCAAGGCACTCATGAACGGAGAGGACGTGAGCGGCTGGAAGTTCACGGGAGAGGTGAAGGAGATGCCGGAGCAATGGAACAACTGGATGGAGGCCAACGCAGAACGCATCGGCAAAGCAGCCAAGAGAGGAAAGCTCCCCTACTTCCTGCGGGACAACTTCACAGACGGGGATCCCACGAAGGGACTCAAATGGATGCAGCCGACGACACCAGCAGCAGCCAAGAAGCTCACGCCATTGCAGATCGCAGCCAAGAGGCATGCAGCCCGGACACCGGAACAGGCACAGGCGATCCTCAAGGAGTGGAGAACCAGACAGTCATCCGTCAAGTACAGCCAGAAGATCCTCAACCTCGCAGACGGCATCAAAGACATCGACACGAAGGCACTGGCACAGGCACTCCAGACAGGAGAGTACGCAGCAGCCCGGATGCAGGCACAGGCCATAGCCAAGGAACTGAAGGAGCTCAAGCACCTGCCATACATCGAGAACCCGATAGCAGCAGCGAAGACCTACGGCATGAAGGAAGTGCAGCAGGCAAGCGAAGCCATCATGCA